GCGATTTATTGCTTTGTAGTAACGCTCGTAAGGAAAGTCACGATAACTATACTCGTATTCTTCCTTCTCAGCTTGAAGCTTGTTTCTGCGAGCTCTTACTTCTCCTATAACTCTCTTCTTGTTGTTATCTATCCATTTACTCATATAACCTCACTCCTTTAATTGAAGGGGAGCCTCCAAGCCATGAGCTCCCCTAACCTATTCAACTATCAACCGAATACAGAAGCTGCATCTGGTTCATCCGGCATACCGAATACAGAAGCTGCAGAAGGAGTTGAACCACCAAAAGGCTCTCCGTCTCTTGTCTTCTGTACAGGTCCTAAGTACAAGCCAACACCCGACTTACCGTTATACACATACGGAGCGGCGTTAACATATACCTTAGCGTACATACCGCTATAGATTTCGCTATCGTCGGTGATGAGCTTCTTGCTCATATCAACAACCTGTGGCTTATCTTTTGAAGATACAGTGAAAACATAACAGCCCTTGCACTCCTCGCCATAAGGCTCTCCGTTCTCCTTGTTTCCGTCGCCATCGTGTATACCTACATGTACCTTAGCAGGCATCTTACCCTGCCACTTCTTGGTCTGACCGAGGTCTTTTGCCTCCTCAATAGCCTGTTGAAGAGCTGCAATAGCCTCCTCGTTTGTTTTTGGCAACAGGCAAGTAACTGAATACTTACCGTTCTTGTCTACCTCTGTGAGGTGACAGTATGAGAGTCTTACCTCTCCAATAACTATGCCCATATTAAAACCTCCAATTCTCTAAAAAATATCTTTGGCATCTAACGGTTTAACGGCTTCCCTCTTATCGTTTTCATCTACGAGAGTAGGTTTTCCGGGTGGCTTGGATATATATCGCCCAACGATAGACTCGAAGTCCTTCTTACCGACGAGTTTCTCCGCGGCTGAAAGTGTGATAGGCTTCCTTTCGTACAGAACTGCCTCGTCGTAACCGTTTTCCTTGAGCGCTTTGAATGCACTCTCTTGATCACTCCATACTCTGTTAGAGCGACCATGTACCGCCTTAAGTCCTGGCACTTCATGACCAGATAAGCACTCCTTAAGCGCCCACTCCTTTAAGTCAGACAGCCACTTATCAATCCCGCTGCCTTTGTCAATCATTGCCTTAACCTCTGACGGATCTATGAGATCAGGTTCCTTATCTGTGAAACCTGCAATCTCCAAAAAGTGATTAGCCCTAGCTCTGCAAGTTGCTCGAGCTTTGCAAAATCTACAACCTTCCTCAGAAGGTCTGAAAGTTGGATTGTTCTCAATCTCTTTAACTTTTGCTCTTACGAGCTCACCGAAGTTAAGTAACTCCTCTACGGAGCACTCCCACTCGGCTATGTTGTCAATTCTCGGCTGATATATAGTGAACTTAATATGTTTAAGCTCATGTATAAGTGACCAACCCTTATACGCTCCAAGTGCGTACAACATAAGTTGCGGATTGTGAGGAGCCTCAACCTTAACTCCCTTACCGTGCTTGTAATCAACAACGTGAAGTGTATCTTCACTTATGATTAAGCAGTCGCCTGTTCCAAAGCAGTCAGGCATATAATCAGTAATGTCTAATCGTTCCTCTACAAGAACAGTGGGCATCTTCTTATACTCGGCGCATCTGTCCTTGATGTACTCGACATAACCGTCCGAGCAATCCTCCATCTCCTTGTCGTAGAGCTCATCCTTCCTTAACCTGTTAAGCTCCGCACGATATGAGCAGTTCTCTAACCATCCCCGGAGCTTTAACTCGCAGAACTCGTGACAGAGTGTTCCTTCTTTAGCAACCTCGCTTGTTGTATCAGGAAGGTCTGCTTCAATACCGGGGGCAGCGGTACACCCTAAGTAGCATGGCCACTCCCCTAGATACCTATGAGAGCCCGACGGAGAAAGGACCGAGTGCGCTCTTGCGCTATGATCTATCTCCATAACTTAACCTCCAATCTTATTAAGTGCTTCATATACTGTCTCATACTTATCTGCAGGAAGCTCTGCCAGGCTCTTAATTCCAAAGTCTCTGATAATCTGCTGAACTTCCTTCTGGTGATCCTTAAGAAGTGACACTCCAAGCTTCTGAATATCATCAAGCTTGACAGTTGCAGGCTCTTCCTTCTTAGGCTCTTCCTTCTTAGGCTCTTCCTTCTTAGGCTCTTCCTTCTTAGGTTCCTGCATCTTTTCTTCCCACTCGTTAACGGTCTCCTCGACCTTCTTTGCCTCTTCCTTAGGCTCTGGCTTAGGTACCTCGATAACGATATCCCCGTCCTCGACCTTCTCCTTCTTGGTAGAAGTGACCTTCTTCTTGTTTGTATTTTTATTTGCGATAATTGGCGACATGTGCTGAATAGCAACGCCATAAGAATTGATTGCTCCGAATACCTCTTCCTCGGTACCGTCTACATTGAAAGTAAGTGAAATGTTCATTTTGTATCTCCCTTCTTGTTGAATTGGTTAATATAATCGTTGTATAAGCGGTAAGCTGTTGACTGTGATACGCCGAACTCTTCCCCTAACTGCTTATAGGTGAGTCCTCTTTGCTTACGGCTCACTAGATATGAAACATCAATACTAGATTTGTCTATTTTTTTAGGCTTCTTTACTGTTTTCTTCTTAGGCTTTTCCTGTTTTGGCTCTGCCTTTTCCTTTGGTTTTTCCTTTACTATTTCCTTCTCAACTTTTGCAATTTTATTTGTCTCTTCCGGTACTACTTGGATATGCTCAAGCATGTCAATTACATCTCGCATAGCATCGTTGTATCCAGCTCGATATGACCTGATAGCTTTAGGTCCTTCGGGTGAGTGATTTACTCGTGAATTGCATCTTTTTACGAGTTCGCCGATATCTACTCTTTTAATATGCTGATTTTCCATTATTTTTTGTTCCTCCCTTAACTTGCATCTTTTACAATCCATCTCTGTAAGTTCATAAATGTGATGCTTATCGCACCATTCTCCGCCGTCGTTGTTAGCAAATGCGTGTTTGCATTTCAAAATCCATTCACCTCCTTGTATCTCTTAATGTCATCAAGCAACAATGCCCTGATAAAGTATATTGTTGAGGTCTTACCGCCCCGCTTAATCGTGCTCTTACCCCCAGGAAGTGAACTAAGTTCATATATCATTCGCTCAGGGTAACCAAGCGCTCTCATATCCTTAACGCTTAAAAGGTCCTTCTTATCCGGTGTAAGCTCTTCCATTCTCCTCACTTCCTTTCATTGGTAGCAGAAGTACATTGAGTTCTGTACGTCATATACTCCGCTGCCCTGTCTAAAGTTGGCTTGATATACTACGTTCTCCGGTAGTACGCTTCCTTCGTTAAGTAGGTCATAGGTTATCTCCATAACCCTCTCGCTAGGCTCATACCTTGCTAAATAAGGAACGGTAGCGTATTGCCCCGGTTGGAGCACTACTTCTTTTATGCTGTTTGGGAATATTGATGACTCAACTCTGTTAAGTACAACAGAGCCGACATAGAATACAGCTTCATCGGTAGTCCAATCCGCTCCCGCCTCAGCTGCAATGACGTGGGACAAGTACCATACATTGTCTTGCGAGTATTCATACTTCTGTACGAACTTAAGCTTTGATTCGGCTTTGAATTGTTCATGCTTTGCTACATGGCTAAACTGTTCTTCGAGTTGCTCCGCGTGGGATGTTGTTGTAATAACCTTAAAGAAGTTCCACTCAGATGCATGATGGTTCGTGATTAAAACATTCATCCAAGAAATGAATATCCATAGATAGAGTGCAACGCTAATTGTTGCTAGAAGATTTTCAACGATTACTGCCTTTGATTTTTTCATAGTTACCTCCTTAAACCAACTCAAATATTGTCGAGCAGCTTAAATTATATTTGAGTTTTGGCGCATAAAATATCCATTGCGTCGATTCCAGAGAGCCGACTTAACTCCTGTAACTGTGACCCGCTCGGCTCGGACACGCCATTCACCCAATTAGATATGGTCTGTGGCGTCACGCCAAACTGCTTGGCGAGCTCTTTTTGCGTTATTCCTATCTGAGCTATTACAGCGCTAAGCTTAATCATCTTACCACCTCCTTCTTAAGTTAAATTTGATTTTATTTAAGTTTACAAGAGTATAATACTAAAATAAAATTAAGTTGTCAACAATAAATTTTGATTTTTTATAATTTTATTTGATTTTAGCGCCGATATATGTTATAGTTAGCCTAAGAAAGGGGGTGCAAGCATGCAAGATGATAAGAAGTCATTTGTGAGAGCATTGTCTTCTCTATTAAGTTATAGAGGTCTATCTCAAAGAGAGCTCGCTGATAAAATAGGGTGCACAGAGGCAGCGGTGAGCGCGTGGCTTAACGGCAAGTCATCCCCAACTCAGAAGAGACTTCATAAGATAGCCGAAGCCTTACGAGTTGACGTTGCTTACTTGATAGGCGACTTTCCTCTGTTTGATGAGAACGGTCTACCTAACTTCGAGCCTGATCCGGTTAAACAGCCAACCGCCGCCGAGGTATTTGGAGAGCCTGAGGATGATGTAATTCAATTCCCGGGGCAGAAGGCTACAGAAGAGAATGTATCTGACTTTATACTTAAGATAGCAAAGCTTAAGGATATCATTGATAAGTTCGATATGCTAAACGCGGAGCAGACCAAAGAGGTTAGTTCATTCATTGATTTTAAGATATGGGAAGGAGAGAACAAGCAAGAATAAGAAGGGAAGTGATACTATGAAGCGACAAAAAAGCGGTCTATACAGAGCGAACATATCGTTGCCGGATAAAACTAGAGTGTACCTCTCCGGTAAGACCATAGCTGAACTTAACCAAAAGAAGGCAGAAATAAAAAACAACCTAATGCAAGGCACTTATGCAGATGATAAGGGCGTTACACTAAGAGCTTGGGCGAATAAGTGGCTAGAGCTTTATAAGACTAATAAGTCATACAGTACATATCACGGTTATAGTAACATCATTAAGAACCATTTAGAGCCGATTTTGGATATACGCCTCAAGGAACTTAAGAAGTCTGATATACAGCTCTGCATTAACAAGCAGGAAGGTCATTACGATATACAGCGTAGAATTAAGCTCACGCTTAACCAGATACTTGAAGCGGCTATCGATGATGGATTGTTGTATAGAAATGTATGCAAGAGCGTGCACGTACCGGTTAAACGAGCTGAGAAGCGTAGAGCTTTAACGCAAGCTGAGAGAAGGGTAATACCTACGCTCGACTTAACTCCTAAAGAACGAGCCTTTGTATACCTCTTATGGTATACAGGTATGCGTCCTGAGGAAGTGCGAGCGTTAACAATTAACGATATCGATTTTGTCAGATCAGAGATAACGGTTAACAAGGCAGCGGCTTTTGAGAGCAATCAAGCAGTGCTTAGACCACCAAAAACCGACTCGGGTAATCGAGTTATTGGCATACTGCCACCCCTCAGGGAGCCATTGAGCGATTATATTAACGAGGTGGATAGTTTATACCTCTTTACTCAAAAAGACGGCTCTCTGATGAGCAGGACAAGTTATAGGCGGATGTGGAATAAGATATATGATAAGCTTAACGAAGCTCTCGGCGGTAACGCTAACTTCAAAGCAACCGATATTACTCCTTATGTATTCCGTCACGAATACGCTACCGTTCTATACTACTCCGAAGTAGATGTTAAGGACGCAGCTCGATTGATGGGTCATAAGGACACCAGATTGATTTTAGACGTATATGCTGAACTTGATGAAGGACGAAGTAACTCGACAGAAAAAATTGCCAAGTTTTTGGAATCTTCGTATTAAGATTTTAGAGTCTCATTCTTGAGGCTCTAATTTTTTGTGCATCATTTTGTGCATCATCATATTAAAAAAGTGGTCAAAAATAGTCGAAAATTGGGGTATATGTTCGAGAAACTTTGTTCGGTTTTTAGCTTATAAAAATAGGCTCAAACCCTTATAAATACTAGGTTTGAGCCGATTAGCTTCGAAAGGGACTTGAACCCTCGACCCCTTCATTACGAGTGAAAATCTGCACCCCTATAACCCGCGTAAATGCTGACTTTTTGAAAATCTGTGCATCATTTGTGCATCTTCTTGTCAAACGAAAAAGCGTTCTGTTTGTTTATCCGCACACATAATTTTAAACCAAAAAGACGCCCCTGTCAAAAAGTGACAGAAGCGCCTCCTTGGATTTTAAAGGAGTGTAACTTGAATGAAGTACTCTCTTATGAGAGGATCTCCACGTATTTAGCCGACACATAACCGGTTATGGTAGAGCCATTAGAAGCCTTACCTTTAACCTTATGCCATGTCGCAGATGTTTTCTCGAGAAGTGTTAAGGTTGCGCCATCGTTGAACGCTCCGACTATATCAGACTTCTGCGAAGCTTTCGCCCTACAGTTAAGACCTGATTTAGCCTTGACCTTGCACTTCTTCTCGGTTGTTTTCTTCTCTTCCTTCTTGATAGTCTTGAAGATAGACTTATCCATAATCAAGCTTGCATCAACACCGCCCTTGATACCTGATACAGTAGCCTTACTTGTGTATTGCCAAAGGTCGTAATCATATCCACCGATGTTAGGCTTGCTCTGAGGAGTTCCGTTGTTAGTTCCATACTTAGCCACCCACACTGTATACTTAACAGCGGAATGAATATAAGCATTGAACCAATACTCACCTGTATAGAGACCCGGAACATACCCCGCTGCCTTAATGAGTTTCGCCCAAGCGTTGAACCTCTGCAGTGAGCCTTGACCTGTTCCCGGTTCCTCGATATCGTAATACAGCGGAAGTGATATCTTATTCTTAACGGTGTTGGCAAGTCGGATCATGTGCTCTGCTTCACCCTTAACCGCTGCCACTGTCTTAGCGTATGAGTATAAGTACAACCCGAATGGAATGCCATACTTAATACAGCCATTAACATTGTTCTTGAACTGCGTATCATCCTGTCTTGCTATGTTCTGACCATAACCAACTTGAATGATAACACCCTCTACATTCTTATCCTTTGCTACTTTCGCCCAATCAATCTTACCTTGAGCGTAGCTTACATCAATTATCATCCTCTTCGCCTCCTTCTTCCTCAGGAACCTGCAAAAGAGCCTCCGCGGATTCTCTTAAATCTGTCAAATATCTATCCGCCTCGATAGCTGCATCGGTGAATGAGTTGTTCTTCCACCAAGCGAGCAGGGCAGCGGATATACTCCACAAAGAAGTTACTGCTACAACAACGGTCTCGTTATCTATATTGATAACAGAGTGGCCTGTCATTGTTAATACCTGATTAGCAAGGGCAAGCATAAGGTTGATAGTCCTTGCTACTGTACCTGGGCTTACATTATTGTTCATAAGATTACCTCCTTACTTCCAATTAACACTATCGTGAGATACTGCATTCGGTAGAGCCTTAACCTTATTCATTAACATTTCTGCGGTACCGTTACCGCCTAATGCCTTGTAAGGCTCGTACATGTATTTCTCAATGTCTTCTATTTCTTCGGTAGTCGCCCATCCTCTATCGATGAGCTTTTGACAACTCATCTTAACACCAAGATACATAAGACCGAGCATAGCTTGTCGTGATACTGATCTCTTATCGAGCCAATGCTGAACAAAAGTCCAAAAGCCTACCGACCCGAATATCATTCCCGCACCGGCTAACCAATAATCTACTGCGCTCATACTTAGCTCCTTTCCTGGTCCTCTAGCTCAACGGTAAGATGTTGAGCTAGAATCTCGTTAAGTTTGATGAGTGTCTGATTAAGCGTATCAATTAGATGCGCTTGGTCGTCGCAAAGCTTAATATATTTAAGCAGAAGATCATCCATTGTTGCCCTCCAAAAGACCTACAAGATAGTTGTACTCTTCCTGGCTAATTCTGTCAGCCGCATAGAACACATCGAGCTTAGTTCTGATATCTTCTACATCAGCCTCATAAGTAGGGCTTTTTGGGTTAAGTCTTTTGATTTTGCTTTCAAGTAATTTAGCTAAAGTACACATATTATTCTACCTCCTCGATTACGATACCTATATCTGTCTTAGTATTAACAGTGATTGATGTTACAAGATAAGCGCCAAGATCAGACTCGATAGCCTCATAACCTGGAGCGTTAAACTTGATAATAACATCTCCTGTCTTGCTAACTAATGTAATTGTTACGGTGTTGTTGCTTGCCAAGAGTGGCAATAAGCTTGATAATGTCATGATGATACCTCCTATATATCAAATTCATCGAGCGTCTGTTGATATGCTACGTCAAGTAATAAGTCCTCGTGCAAGGTAAGAGCGTCAGTGCTCTCCTTGTGCATTGAAGACCCTCTCGCATCAACCCTTGATATCAGGTCATATATGGCCTGCTTAATAGCGTTGATTTCTTTAAGTACCCACTTTTTTGTCATACGCACACCTCCTTAAAGTATTCTTTGTATTTATTAAGCACGCGTTGTCTTGCGTGATATGATTGATAAGGTAGGGCGTAGGAATACCACGCTTGAAAGCTGTCTCTTGCCGATTGTATCGGCATAACTCCTTCTTTAACTTTCTGCGCTTGGTATTTAAGCCTTGATAATTCTAACCTCACATTCTTCCGGGTTAACCGCATTACAATCTTACCCCTCTCATCTATAAAGGTACGCTTCTTGAGGAAGGTAACAGACTCGTTCTTCATGTAGTGCTTACAAGTTCTCTTCTCGTTAATTGTAAGACCAAGAGCTTTAGTCTGCTCTCTTATCTCTTCGATAACGGCAGCGGCTGACTCCTTATCAGAGCAGACAGCATAGCCGTCATCCATGTATCTTCCGGAAGACATCACGCCGCTGATCTGATTTATTCTGTGGTCAAGCTTCTGAGGATAGACTATTGCGATTACTTGTGAGGGCTCTCCGCCTATTCCTATACCGGTGTTACCCGGAAAGTTATCAAAGTACACCCTCAAGAAGTGTCTTGCTTCTTCGCTTGATAGCCAAGGCGCTATCATCTCATAAGCCTTATCGTGAGGGATTGAGCCGAAGTAATCGTGAAAGTCATAAGTTACAACAAAGAAGTCTCTACCACATTTCTTATAAGCGTGGGCGAGATGCTTCCTGAATAACTTAATAGCGTAGGTCGTACCTTTACCAATCTGTGAAGCTGAATTGCTCGGTAAGATATACGGCATAACCGCAGGCCACAACTCATAGGTAACAAATGCCTTATAGACCATTCTGTCACTTATATGATGAGAAGTTATCTTCCTTGTTTTACCTCGTTCTGATAGCCAGAATATGTATGGCGGTTTCGGTGTGTAGGTATGCGCTAACAGTTCTGCCCTTTTATCTGCTACCCATTGCAGAAGCTTAAGCTCAAACATTTGAGTAGATGCTTTCCATCTTGCTCCGTTAAGCACCTTCTTACCGGATAACACAAGGGCATAAGTGTCAGCATAATTCATTTGTCATTTATGCGGCGCGCTGATCTCAGCCATTACGCATAACGCATTATGCGTAAGCCGTCGCATCCCTTCGCCCATATCAAGGCAAGGACAAGCTTCCCTGCATCCTACATCCGTACTAGGTTCGCTTTCGCTACTTCTCTGACTTGTGGATGTATCCGAACGGCGCAAGCCCATTAGTGTTGCTCGCGTTGTTGTTGTTGGCACTACCGTCGTTGTTGACATTGCAAAAGTTAGTCGTGTTGCTGGTATTAGGAGAACGCTCCCACCAGTTGTTAGCCGAACGATAACGAATCGAAGCTTATCCTTATATCTAAACTCTTACGAGTAGATATCTTTGTGTCGAGCTTTATCGCTCTTAATAACACCGGTTATTAAGCCTACGCATTTTCTTGTTAATTCTCCAATCTGTTCTTCCTGCTTATCGGCTTTACCGTTAGCATCAACTGTACGAGTAAGCTCTAAGAAGATATAAGCGATCGTTGAAAGGCTATCGATTATACCTCTAGCCTCAAGCAGATGATTTCTTCTTAAGATAAAATCTTCCTTAGTTGATACATAGATAGAATTAGCAATCTCTAAATGCTTAAGAGCGTCAAGCCCGTTCTTAATAAGGGTATCCCCATAGTTAGCCTTATACTTCTTAGACTTACTCGCTACGATACGAGCAATCAAGAGGTTGAGCTCATAAGTCTTATATAAGTATTCCACCTTAGACTCGTTTCTCTTCCAACTAACTACAGACATTTAAGGGCCCTCCTTCTTCTAATATTTCGTATAATCTCGCGCCGAACTAGGATGCTCGGCGCGTATGCTTGCAAGTTAATAAGTTCTTGGTGGCGACATTCGTCGCCGATTTTGGATTCGGGATTCAGATGCAGCCGAACGGCGCAAGCCCACCAGCGGCGCTCGCGGTGTTGTAGGAGGCACTACCGCCGGCGCTGACAAAGCAAAAGTAAGTCGAGTTGCTGGTATAAGGAGAACGCTCCCACCAGGCGTGAGCCGAACCGTCTACTTTCTTAATGCGGTTAGCTGCAGTCTCATACCAAGTGAACTGTGCTCCTTCTCCTGAGGCTGAATAAGTAGTTGAACCGAATATCTCAATCTCCGAAGGAAGAGCGAACCAATCAACGTCGGTGTTAATAACTGTACTCTTGTTACCTGCAGAAGTTTTGTTCTCGAACTGCTTAAAGATAGGCGCGAGATTTACAGGCAATGCGCCCTTGAATACCGAATTACACCAAGTTCTACGAGCACTTGAAGTCCATCCACCCGTATTGGTGTCAGAGCTGTTCATGTAGCCTTTTTCCTTCAAGCTGTCCTTAAGACCGACAACGAATGAGCAAGTAGTTCTACCACTTTCGGTCGGAGTGTTAAGAGTCTTACCGCCTGCGTGCATAAGCACGAGAGTAACTGTTTGTTCAACATGCGACTCGCCAACACCGGTTGCAGCCATTGCAGACAATGTAACCTCTCGCTCGTCTCCTACATGCCAATAATCCGACAAGTTAAGAAGCCCTGCGTCAGCTGCCTCTACCATAGCCGCAATCTCTGCGTCAGTACCGTTAGCCCACGATACTATTGCTACGGATGTTACAGTAAGTAAGGTACCGCCGACAGTATCAACATCTACATTCCTAACTATAGTTGACCCACCAGAACCGGCATAACTTACATGCCAGGTAGCAAGGTAATCAATATCTACCTCTACCTTGCTATCGTCTGCCGGAAATGTAACAGTGTGGGTGTATAAGTTATTGTCATCATATATGGTGAGTGTCTTACCCGCCATAGAACTATCACCGTCTACTATAATGAGCTTAGGTGTAGCAGCTCCGCCGCTACCCATCCCATTAAGTATAGCCGTTGTATCTTGCTTAACTGAGTCAAGCGTGGTCTTATCTGCTATATCAATACTTTGAATTGCCATTTTTAATCCTCCTATTCTCCATCGTCATAAGACACCCTCAGGCATCCATTGTGAATTGAGAAGGTCAAGCCTTCTCCTACCGCGCGCTTGCTAACTTCTGTGTCTAAGATATCTGAATTGTCATTCATATCTTCAACGTTGTAGAAGTCGTCAGCGTCTGGCTTTTTTAAGTTTAAGTTAGTCGTTGTTGTCATTGCTTACCTCCTTATAGTGTTACATCTTCTCTAATCTCTTGATGCGTGTAAGCTGATAACTGCTGATGTGTATATGAAGTTAAAGCTCCATATCTGCTGAACAGTTCGCTTACTTCGTATGTCATATTAAGAGGGAGCATCTTTTCGACGAGTTCTACTACATCGTTAATGCTCGATTGAGATCTAATTGCTATTGCTATGTTGAGATGTGTCTTATTGGAGTTAAGAGTAATCTCATAACCACCCGGACATAACTCGGATAACTTACCGTCAAGAACTCGAATGGTATAAGGTAACTTATCCATCATCGTTGTCTTAACTCTGAACCTACGCTCGTCAAGTGTGTCTGTAGCGTTAGGTGTTATTTTTAGGATGCCCTCCCACCTCTCAACAAAACCTTCGTGCATATCCGATAAGAACAAGTCATCGTCAAGCTCTTGAACTGCATCATCAAGAGCTTCGCACTGGTCTTCGTTAATCTCATACAACTGAGCGATATCAGGTATCTGGGTTATAATCTGCGGTGCGTTAAACACTCAGCACCACCTCCCCTAATAGCGGTATCTTGTCATAAGTTACAACAAGGTTATCTGCATCTCCGTTAATCTCGGTATCTGCTATGTCAAGCACACCTTCAACGGTTAACACCTTAGCTTCAATCTGCGCTATTCTGACTGTCATTGCGTTAAGCTCGTTATCCTGCCACTCGGCTCTTAAGTCTTCCAAGTAGCTCTCAATAGCCGCCTCAACTGCAAGCTGAACACCCTCAACAGTGTAGCCTGTATCAAGCGTTAATGTTGTTGAGATGTCGCAAGTAACAGAACCAACAGGGCTGATAATTACGGTGTGGCATATTGGAGCCATACCATCGCCCTCTCCTGCATTAACTGTCGGGTCAACAGCGGTCTGTATATCATCAATCAGAGCGCTAGAAGGAACGATATATCCGGATGATATAACATAGATATCAATATGATCGCTCCCCGCTGCCCTTCTTAATGGCTTACAACCGCCAACACCGGTAATCGCGTTAATAAAGTTCCGATAATCTGCCTTGTTACCACCAAACGCAGTAGCCTTGAACGATGAAAGTATCTTGTTTCTATACTCTTCCTCGTCCTCGTCTGCAGTACCTTCAACAAGCACTTCGATAATGCTACCACCTAAGTAGTCATCAATATAATCAACAGGTGTTAACGCTCCGGTTGTTGCGTTAGCATCCACACCAGGAGTGTCACAAGTTAATTGGTACTGATAAGTAACAGCGTCGATAACTCCTGTTACTGTATAGGTATAATCAGAGCAAGTGAACTGTGTACCCATCTCAATAGTTTGCAAAAATACACCTTTAACTATTGGAGCAGTAGCGTAAGCATACTCAATACCTCTCTCTGTTCCGTACCTAATCAAGTGGTCGAGATCCATAGTATCAGGGAGCATATTTTCACTTAATAAGTCCATATCCTGATACACGTCCTCAAGCTTTGCCGCAATCTTACAGCAGGCGTTATAAGCGAGTGAACCCTCGTCTGTTCTGACCTCGGGTCCGAACTCGGACACCATTTCTTCCATGATGATGTCAAATAGCCTATCGTCAAACATCTACCATTACCTCCTCACTTCCGTATATTGTGTCGAGCGTGAAGGCAGCGGTTAGCGTGTCGCCCTCATAAGACACCTCAAGATTGCTAATTCCCTTGATGTCCTTGCTCATGCTTAGCGCATCTGTGATGATACGCTTCACTTCGCTTTCAATGTAATCTTGCTTAAAACCTTTACCGATAAGGTCTCTTAACTCACAGCCATGATTCCAAGAATACTGAGTGTAATAATACTTATCGGTTCCGAGTACAAGCATTACCCACTGCTTAATAGCAGGAAGTCCTGTTATGATCCGACCGGTTAACTTCCCCGTCTCAAAGTCAATCTCGTAATCGCTCGGCTCTTTGTCTTCTTCTACCTCAACATCAAGCTCTGCGTCGTCAATATCAAATGGAAACATTAAACACTCACCACCTTATCGATTATTACGCAGGTCTCATCGTCTATCACATAGCATAGAACGGTGTCGCCTGCAGCTAATTTTGTTAAAACTTCACTCTTGTTAACCATAACCGGTTGGCCATCTATGACCTCCGTGTCATGTACCTTCTCTACTTTCGTCACGCTATCGTGTAAGAGGTGCTCACTGAACAAAAGCTCATCATCCTCAAATGTCAGCTCGCCAATCTCTACACTCGTTAACGATATCATTTCTCCGAGTTGAAGCGTTCTGGGTGTATTCCTTCCCGCTTCTTCTCGCATTGTTTTAATTATCTTTTCGTACGGGTTAATCAAGATACCACCTCCATCGTATTAGTCCATGACAACTCTAACGTCATGGTGTGTATACCATTTTGGAATGTGTGGGTGTCTCCGGTAATGTAAAACTTACCTGTTAACCCAAGAGCTTTGTCGCTAATCTTAAGAGCTTTACCCGCAACGCATTTGATATTACCGATGGCCTCAATAGTTGCTTCTTCGGTCACACCGACAAGCATTGCTTTAGCGGCTGATTTAGCGTCAACGCCTTTCTCCTTAGTGTATATCTGCTGATATATACCGTATTTCTTGACATCCTTATCGGCTTTGACTTGCCCCTTCTTCTTGCGTTTGTTGTTGTAGATTTTAACGAGGTTAACCATATTATCCGTTGAGTCTGTATATGTCGCTCCGGTGATATCTACCGCCTGATCTAACGTGACACCGCAGTCCGTACCCTTCACAACAACGCTTACCTTCTTACCTACCATAACAGGCATATATTTCTTGCCCGTCTTGGCTTTAGCCTTCCTATAAGCCTTAATCATAATGTCATAACAAGACATGTTCTCACACACCATCTTCTTGATGTTTGCTCCGGTCTTGGCAAGAGCTGTTGTCTTAACTCCTACCTCGGTGCATACAGAAGATGTAATCTTCTCGGGAGACTTGTTCTTGTATGATTTTGTCATTGTCGACTTAAGAAGGTAGTGCATGAAGTCTCTTGCGGTATAAGTACCGACACCGACTTCCGCAGTTCTCTCCCTTGTGGTAACCACCCCGACAAACAACTCTTTGTCGTCATCGTAAAGCTGAACAATATCGCCGAGCTTAACTGTTGGATTGTCGAAGTTTTTATCGTAAGGGTTACTCGGAAGAGCGAAGGTTATCTGTCTGCTTGCTTGGTTATCTGTTCCCGACCAAGTAAGCGTAGAAAAGGGCAACGATTTAGAATTGTGATACAATTTAATCACTTCTTGATCACCACCTTATAGCCAACAAGAGCAACCGTCTCCTTTTTCTTGGGATGCTTTTTCTTAGCTTTCTTAATGACATTCATGTTCTTTTTTCTAATCTTCTTGTAGTTCTTGGAAGTACCTAATTTCTTCTTACATACTTTAGGCCAAGTATCTCCCGACTTCCACTTATAAGTAGTCTCGCTCTTCGCTTTGGTTGTGCTTGCAGCTGAGCTCGCTCCATTTGCAGAAGACTTTGTATCGGTAACCGGAACTCTGTACTCCTTAAAGTCAATACTATAGGCAACATCCCCATTCTTCTCCTCTTCCCCGTGTGAAAAGCTCTCAATAGTGGCGTACATGTTAATGTCTGTCTCGGTAATAACTAGATGCACCGTTGTATTCTTCTCAAGAAGGGAGTTAATGTTCTTGATGTAGTAGTCGTAAGGCTCCTTATACGGAACCTTAGCGAAGTAGTAATCTCTTGCCGGAAAGAACGAAGACCAGGAGATAGTCTTAAGGGCTCTCTTGCCCTTAAGATTTAGTTCTCCGAAGTCGTGAATATATAGCGATGTATTGTTCTGTGACATGCCTTGACTGAATGACGAAGGATTGACAGGAAATTGTAAGCTTTCCTTGTCATCGTCCCATTTAATAAGAATATCCAATCTCGCCACCTCCTAAGTTCTGCGATACCTTCTCCAATTTATCGGCTAAGGCAGCGGCTATCTTATCAATATCTCCATCACTGCGGACGCTAATAGAGTCCGCTAGCTTAGGAATGTTAATCGTGATGTTAGATGAGCTAGATCTAGCGCCATCCTTATAAGCCTTTTTAATTGACTCATCATGTGGGTATACCCTCGTTCCTTTTGGAAGGTCAACAAGCTCTCCACCTTTCTCGTTAATAACTGCCGCACCACCGCGCCAGTTATCAGTACCGGTAGCAAGGTAGGCAAGCGTACCGATATTAGGCTTGAATGACTGACCGCCAATCTTAGGCACCCATTTCGGTATTGTTATACCTATTTTGTTTATGCCGTTAATCGCTCCGTTGATAAGACCAATAACAGCATTAAGAGGCGTCTTAAGTAACGCTCCAAGTGTCTTGAAGATTCCGCCGAAAATATCCCTAACTCCTTGCCAAACCTTCTTCCAATTTCCTGTGAAGACTCCGCTTATGAAGTCTATGATACCGCCGAGAACTTTCATTATTCCGCTGACAACTCCTGATATACCGGTGAACAATCCTGTGGCAATTCCCGCGACGATGCTGAATGACATTTCGAACTTCTTACGGAAGTGTTCTATTATGCCTGGTAGGTGCTCGCCTAATACTTTACCTACGCCAGAACCCACCGACTTAATTTTTGACCAAAGCTTCTTGGCTTGTTCTATCACTCCGCCAAGTGCTTCTCTTACTGCTCCTGACTTAGCGCCTACCCCGGTAAATGTCTTAACAACATACCCCCAAGCGTTCTTAGCGCCTTGTTTAACCTTATCCCAATTCTTATAGAGTAAGACTCCTACGGCCACAAGTGCGGCTATAACTCCCACCGCAATTCCTACAGGAGAAGTGATAAGCGCAACGAAACCTCCTGCAGTCTTCATAGCCATACCGAACTTACCGACAACGCCTATCACTTTACCAACTCCGGTTGTAAGCTTACCAAGAACCAAAAGCGCAGGTCCGATAGCTGCGGCAATGCCAGCTATCTTAATGATAGTCTTCTGGGTTGAGCTATCCATAGCGCTGAACTTATCAACAACTCCTTTTATTTTCGTTACAAGCTTTTCCGCTAAAGGTATAAGCTTCTTACCTAACGCAATACCCAGCCCCTCAGTCTTAG